TAAATGATATTATGGCTTCAAGTGCTCCTGTAAACGATAGCGATGTAACCTTACAAATATTTTATCCTGCTAGAGAAAAACTTTCTACTTGTAGAGGATATAAAATATTAGGTGAAAATGGAGGAGGATTAAGAGACACATATAGAGGGTTGATTATAAGTAAAAATCGATATGGAATTGCTAATCAAGTCTTAAATTGTGGATTTTATGGCTCCGTAGGTTGGTGAACGGAATTACCTTTACCCGAACAAATTACTGATATAAAATTAATTAGAGAACCTTCTCTAAATATTCCGTGTAAAACAAAACGTATTATACAACAAGATTTATCAGAAAATGATATAGATAAAAAGATAATAAGAACTAATACTGAATATACGTTTTAATTATGGAATTGCCAAAATCTAAACTACCTGCAGAAACACAAGATCCGAGAAATTTAATTATATTCTCAAAAGTTAAACAAGGAAAAAGTTCAGCTCTTGCAGAACTTCCCAATAACTTGATGCTTGATACTGAAGGTGGATTAGCATATATTGAAGCACTTAAAGTTAGAGTAACGTCTGTAAAAGATATTAAAGAAGTTTGTCAAGAAGTAATTAAAGCTGGAAAACCTTACGATTTTATTACAATTGATACAGTTACAGCGTTAGAAGATATAGTTAAACCTTTAGCATTACATCTGTATAAACAAACTCCTGCTGGAGAGAAGTTTACTGGTACCGACGTTATTGACGCGGCAATGGGAGCTGGGTATAAATTTATGAGAGATGCTTTAGAGCAAGTTATTAATATGGTTGCTAAGTGTACTCGAAATGTAATACTTGTCTGTCATGCTAAAGATGCAGCTATTGCAAATAGTGATTTAACAGCGAAGCAAATTGACTTGTTAGGTAAAACAGGACGTATTTTAGCTTCTAAAAGCGATGCAATTGGGTTAACTTAAGAATGCCCCTTTAATTAGTAATAATTATCGAAAACCTCGTATATGCTGGAAACTCCTTAGAGCTTAATCTACCAAAGGGTAAAAATGATTAAGATTGGACAATCAGCAGGCGATTAAAATAGCCTCAACGACTACAAGGAGGGTTCCTAAAATTAGGAATATGATATAGTCTAATCTCGAACCAAAAACATGAATAAAAAATATTATAAAAATCACATATGTAAGCATTGTGGAAAAATTTTTTATGGGAGAGGCACATTATGTCGTAAACATGCTACACAACTACAACAATATGGAAAGTTTCTTGATTCAAATCCTAGAAGCAAGTACGATCCAAACGAAATAATTTTACATAAAAATTATGCCGAAATTGTTACATATAATATTAATAATGAACCTCTTCATAAATTTAAAATAGATTTAGAAGATATAAATAGAGTTAGTTTATATAAATGGCATTCTACTAAACCTACGAAATCTACTCAACTAATATATCTTGTAAGTAATGATGTTGGTTATTATCATAGATATATAATGGATGCAAAACCAGGGCAAATGATTGATCACATTAATTTAAATACATTTGATAATCGAAAATCTAATCTTAGATTTGCAAATCAAACTGTACAGAACCATAATCAACATTGTCGAGAGAATACACGTTTTGATATTAAAGGGATCGATCAACATTCTGATATAAATAGAACAAAACGTTTTATGGCTAGGTTTGCCATAAAAGGTAAAACATATCGCAGCCCTTGGTTTATTACATATGAAGAAGCTGTTTTTGCAAGATATTTATTAGAGCAATTATCTCCTGTGCAAGTCATTAACGGAGAAATGCAAAAGTATATTAATAAATTATCTTATAAACAAAAAGAGCCTATTATTAATTGGTTCAAAAATAGGTTTAAAAACCGAGTATAAATGATTTGTATCGCGATGATGAATCTAACACTATTTTAAGCTTCAATACTAATGATAAATTTGTTGAATGTGGAGCAAGACCTGCTCATCTTAGAAATAAAGATATTGTTTTAGGTAAATATCAAGAAGATGGAACAGTTGTTTATGATTGGACTCAAATTTATCCTTCGTTAAGAAATGCTTAAAATATCATTTGATTTTGATGAAACAACTAAAAAGGTATCAAATTTAACTGTTACTAATTCGACTTCTGTTACTGTTAAACGAGATACTACTGGAAAAGCTATTGTAGAAGTTACTGCAAATAAATTAATTATTTCAGATACTGCTTTAGCTTTCCTAGATGCTAATCCTGAAGATAGAATATCTATCAATTATTTTCAGGAATCAAAAGAAAAAACATTTCCTGTAATTGCTAAATCTGAATATTTTACAGATAAAAAAGCAGGAAATAAATTAACAAAATCTAATACTGTGTCTTTTAGAGGAAATCAAAGGACAATATTATTAGAATATGGAACTGTTTTTGAATTACAACCATTTAAAGAACATATATTTAAACTAGCTCCTTTGAACGATAGTGATTCAGAAATAGTTTCAGAAGAATTAAAAGATGAAGAAATTGAGTTAGAAGATATTGCAAACGAAATTATTACTAACTCTACAGTTTCTGATGAAGAAGATTCTCTTCCGTTTTAATTAATACAGAAAAATTAATAAATTATTATAAATTAATATACTATGGGAAATATGTTTGATATGGGTGCAGTTGCAACTGCACGAGTGGTAGAAAATAATCGTCTTAAATGTGGAATTCATGATGTAATATTTAAAGGGATTGAACGTGGAGAGGACTTTGGTCCTAATGCAGTAGGTACTATTGATATTCATTTTGAAGCTGTAGACGGTTCTGGTATTTTCGATGATAAGATGTTTGAGCCAACTTCGGCTGAACGTAAGACTACAACTGATCGTAATGGAGTTGAACGTGAACAGGCTTCTCCTGCTGAACAATTTATGGCTAAATGTAAACAACTTATTATGGCCTTGAATCCTGAAGCTGGTGAAAAAATTGAAAAAGGAGAGGCTCAGTTTAAAGCAAGTTCGTTTGATGGTATCGTAAAACTTTTGAAAAAGATTCTTGATTCAAAAGTTGGTACGCAAACTCAAATTAAATTGCTTCCAAATAAAAATGGATACGCAAGTCTTCCTAGTTATGTAGCTAGTATTAATAGAGAGGGGATTGTTTATATTAGTTCTAAAGTAATTGGCAAGGATTTGACTCTTTCTTCATATGAAATGTCTCGAATTCAAGCTGCTGCGACTGCAACTCCAACAAATATGACAAAATCTGATAACGTACTAAGTGATATGAAATCAGATTTTGGAGCAGCAGATGCAAATGAAGATGACGACCTTCCTTTCTAGTATTTAAATATATTTAGTGAATTATACATTAGAACCGACAGTTACCAAAGAATTGATTTTATCAAAAGTGCGAGAAGAAACTCTAATGGAGCATTATTTAGGTATTCCTGTCAAAAAAGGCTTATTTAAGTCTCCACTTAGAGTTGATTCTCGTCCAACTTGTGCTTTTTACAGAAATAAAAAAGGCACAATTATCTTTAAAGATTTTCGAGGAGATTTTTCTGGAGATTGTGTATCGGTAGTAATGTATAAATTTGGCTGCTCCTTTTACAAAGCATTACAAATAATTGCAAATGATTTTGGAATAATCTCTAGAAAAGATTTAACCATTAATCCATCGAAAATTAAGAAATATTCTGAAACGAAGTTTGAAGATAAAGGTAATGCTATTATTCAAGTAGAGTTAAAAGATTGAAATAGATTTGAATTAGATT